CCGCGTGTCTGAATGCAGTCTTTTAATACTGCCTTGATTGCATTGGTGATTTCCTTTGAGTCATCACTTTCAAGTGCAAGAACTAATAACTTCTCTTCTTTTACAAGAAAGGGACGATATTTAATTGTTTTTCCAGTCGAAGGCAATTCCAACTCATAAGTTGGTGTTGAAATTTTTGGTAAAGGCATGATATGTTATTCAGTATGTATATTTATTCTAGTTGTTCTTACTTCTTAAGACATAGCGTGAGAAGTTAAAGTTAACTCTGCATAATAAAAGTTCAGATGCATCATAGCTTACATCCATCTGATCAATAGAGATTGGATATGCATTAAGGAATTTATACTCTAGATTTCTTCCCTCATAATCTCTCTCAAACTTTCTTATGAAGATATCAGTCTTATATTCGTTAGGGAAGTTTACCCTGTAACTATAATTTTCCTTTTCCGCTTCTGATAATCCACTTTCATTAACAATAAACGCAATCCAGTTCTCAAAGAAATAAATTAGATCATATTCTTTATCAACATAGAAAGTGAAGGAAGCAGTAGGGTTATACTGTCTCCTGTATGCATGTCTTTCGGTTACACCTGTAAAATCATTATCTAAAGTATGAGTTGCTAATGAAGTTCCTGGCAATGCAGCATCTCTACATGATAATGTTAATTTTTCTCCTAAGGTTCCGGGAGAATATCCATTACCAAGTTTTAATATGCTTCTACTATAAATCCAGGATCTAACATCAGATGGAGGATTAAAGTGACACTCGTAAGTAGATGTAAGAGCAGGATTTAAAATTGAAGATTTTAATTTATCAACTGTTTTTGCCTTTGGTTTTGGCGTTGCCATCTAAATAGTTGTTACCGTATATATTATGTATGGGAGTTAGTAAGAAAAGTATTTACAATCCTTCTAATCCTAAAAAATATAAAGGAAATGCTAGCAATATTATTTGCAGAAGCAACTGGGAGAGACGTTTCTGTAAGTGGTGTGACTTAAGTGAAAGCATCCTTGAATGGGGTAGTGAAGAATTCTTCATCCCATACTTGTCACCAATTGATAAAAGAGTTCATAGATACTTTCCCGATTTTATCATAAAAGTGAAGGAAAGCACAGGACAAGTGAAGACATATGTTATTGAAGTTAAACCAAAGAAGCAAACTAAAAAACCAACTAGTAAGTCTTCTTTATTTGAGTGCAAAACCTATGCTATTAATCAAGCGAAGTGGAATGCAGCTCGTGAATGGTGTGCTGATAGATTGATTGAATTTAAAATCATCACAGAAGACGAGTTAGGTATCAATTATGGCAAGAAGGGCTAAACGAAGAAGATCAGGTGGGCCTTCTTATGAAGAAGTAAAGGCACAAATTGATGCAAGAGAAGAAGAGAAGCGTCTAAAACGCGAAGAACGACAATCTGCAGATGAATTCCAGTTTGAAGGACAGGTTGGCGATAATCGCATTGAACCTGAAAAAGACTCTATCAGAGACTTGGGTGATCCTGAAGAAATGATGCTTGAGATTATGACTATCTTGAATGAAACTGTAATTATTCCTGATCTTGGTGAAGTATACACATATATCTACAACGCAAAAACCCCAAGACTTAAGTATGATCAACATCCATTAGTCGCTGTGACTAGTGTAAATCGATGGGGGTTTAGCGGAATTAACTTTCACTGGAACCAAGTAAGAAACTACACCTGGAATGAGATACCAGGAAGTCTGCATCTCGTCAGAGAAAGTGAACTTCAATCATTACTTGACATACCTTATGCATATTATCTCACTAACCCATAAATAGAAAAAAATCTTGTCTATAATGGCAGAAGAAGTAAACAGTACCATTGTTGGGTATGAAATAGATGGTTCCTTAAGAATTTTCAGAACTGTCACAACTCACGAAAATAGTGAAGTTCAGAAGACTTTAGTCCAAGAAGTTATTTCTGAAGAATTATATAATCAACGTGTGGCTGATGGCAATTCATCTTTAGTTGCGAAGGATGATCAGGGGTTATTCTATCAAACTGTAAGTAATGATGGTGCAAATACAATATTCACGGATGTAAATTTAGAAAGATCTCTTGCAGAAACTGGTAACAATTCTTTTCTCTCCAACTTAAATGCTGCGTCAATTGATGCATTAGTTGATAATACTAATGAAGAAAGAAGTGTGTGGGAAGATAGTTATAGTCAATTTAATAATGTCGCAGACGCAGGTGATGCAAATGATGGAGGAGGAACTCTTCCACCCTCTCAACCAACACAATTTGACATTAGTAGATTAGAGATAAAAGGTAGAAGACAAAAAAAATATGAAAATCTTTTTTATCCTGAAAACATAGTATCTTCAAAACAAGATAGAATTCGTTTTACAATGTTCCATCAAACTGGAAGAAGTTTTAATTTTAATCTAGAAAATCCTGATGGCAATCCTTTTACATTTGGAGAAAGAAATATCACAGAAATTGATGGTTCGGTAACACTTCCAATTCAAGGAGGAATTTCTGATAGGAATGAAGTTAGTTTTACGGGATCAAAACTAAATCCTGTGACAGGAGCGTTGGCATCAATTGCATTTGATCCAATAGCAGCTGGGGCACAAATACTAAGCGTTTTAAATGAAGATGTAAGCACAATCCAGAAAAGATTGGGTGGCGAAGTATCACAAAATGCAGTGGCTGCTATAAGAACCTACTTGGCTCAAACTGCTGTTGGCACTAGTGGATTGATACCAAGAACAACTGGAGCAATTCTAAATCCCAACTTGGAGTTGCTACTTGAAAGTCCCGAATTAAGGAGTTTTGAATTTGCATTTAAAATGAGTGCTAGAAGCAAAAGTGAAGCAAATCAAATTAAGAAAATTATCAGATTTTTTAAACAAGGAATGTCAGTAAAAAGATCTAAGTCTTCACTTTTTGTTGTAACTCCAAATCTTTTTAAGATTAGATATTTGACTGATGATGGATTTGATCACCCTTCTATTGGAAGAATAAAAAAATGTGCATTAATGGCAATAAATACAGAATATACTCCTGATGGAACATATATGACATTTGATGATGAAGATAGGACAATGACATCATATCAAATTCAAATGACATTTAAAGAACTTGAACCACTGACTGAAGACGATTATACCACAGGGCCTACAATAAATCCAATATTACCCAATGATAATCAGATAGGATACTAATGGCAAGTTATTTCAGACAAGTACCAGACTTCGATTATGTCAACAGAGATTCTGATGGCAAAAATATTGGTGATTATCAAGTCGTAAAAAACTTATTCAAAAGAGTAAAGATTCGTCAAGATATTCTTAAAAATATTGCATACTTTACTCAATATCAGATTGTTGGTGATGATCGTCCTGACAATGTTGCCTTTGAAATCTATGGAGACGAAACATTTGATTGGTTAGTTCTTCTCTCTAATAATATCGTCAATATCCAGAATGAGTGGCCTATGAAACAGATATCATTTGATGAATTCTTAATTAAAAAGTATGGAAGTATTGAGAAGACACAAAATATTCATCACTATGAAACCAGAGAACTGAAGAATGATTCTGGACATATTGTAACACCTAAGGGTTTAAATGTTCCTAAGAATTACAAAGTGGAATATTTTGATACACGAAGAAATCAATATGTAGTCAGAACGAATGAAGTAGATGCAGTTACGAACTATGTTTATGAAATTCGTAAAGAAGAAGCAAAGAGAAACATCTACTTACTGAAACCAGAATATATCGGACTTATACTTGATGATACTCAAAGATTGATGAGATATAAAAAAGGTTCTACTCAATATGTGAGCAGAACCTTGAAGAAAGGAGAAGATATCAGACTGTTTGATTAACTCTCTGCCAGTTTCTGGAAGTAGGAGAGTGCATCATCTTCGTCTTCGTCCTTTGATGCAACTGGTGTAGATGCAGTGATATCAGGAGAATTAAAGTCAGGTTTGGAGCGTGTCAGTGACTCTTGAATCTGACGCTCTGCAGACTCTTTTGCCGCATAATCATCATACTCAGTCTCTTCATCTGTAGGAGAAGGAGTGCGGGACTTCTGTCCCAAAACATACTTCAGACGACGCTCAAGATCTTCATAGGACTTGAACTGATCTTCAGCAGTCAGTCCAGCGAGAGAATACTGCTTCTTCCAGATTGCTTCCATAGCATCATCATCGCTCAGCAAAGGAGCAGCTGCTTCAAACTCAGACTTATCATAGTTCCAGTAACCATCTTTCTTGACGATCTTCAGTTTGAAGTTTGCGCCCTGCCAGAAGTCAAAGGGATTGATAGGAGTTTCGTCTTCAAATTCAGG